CAAACTGAGTGGGATACTGAACCTAACAGTTCATTAGTTTTAAGATTTGGTGAAATAGGTATTAACACCACAACGAATAAATTTAAAATCGGTAATGGTGTAACTCAATGGAAATATTTGAGTTATGATTATAGAGATTGGGACGAGAACGTTATATTTGGATCTTCTTATTTGGAAGTTGATTTAAATTCTTCTGGGGTTGATGATATTCGTGTCAGAATCAATTCAGTTTTTGATAATGGTGGAAGTTTTTTAAACAGCAACAGTTTTATATCCGATTCAAAAGTCGTCCAAGATTCAAAATATTATCAAACATTTTCTTATTTAATAGAAACTTCGGTTCAAGTGAAAAGATTTAAAGATTTGCTGAAGAGATTAGTTCATCCTGCTGGAATGGAAATGTTTGGTAATATTTTGATAGAAAACGAACAGAACGTTGGAATACAAAGTCAAGATTTAAAAAATGTAATACCTCTTATAATAGACAATTTATTATCTGCAGTAGGTATCTGGGCAGCAGGGGATAGTTATGATATGCCTGATGGTGTGACTGTAACTCTTACTGCTGGAGCAACTTATACTGAATCTGACGGAACTACTCATGCTCATGACAGTATAATTGGAACAGTGAAGTTTGTTTCTCGCTATGATGATATTGTCATGGAAGACTTTAAAAATTATATGATTCCTCCTCCTTTAATTTTAGACTCTGGTTCAAATTCCGGAGGAGTTTTGTTGGACGGAGGGAATTCTAATAATAATAACCCTTTGTTTGGTTTACCTTACACAACATCTTGGGATAAAGTTTATCAAATCTATAAAAATAAATATGAAAGTTTAATTGCTGCTCCTGAAGATGAAAGTGAATATTACAAGTGGGGAAATTTAGAGTTAGATACAAGTGTTGTTGAAATGGAAAATTCAGATTTAACTTATACTGGATCTTTAATATTAAATGATGAATTAAATGTTGGAGATACTTTTTCATTATCAACCCCAAAACCGATACAGAAAATATTTTTAAATAATTTAGTTTTAACTGATGTGTATTCTGGATTCCCTTTAAGTAGTGTCTACACTTCCGGAGAAAAAGTTTTCTCACCGAATCAAACTGTTGAACTTGATATATCCAATCAAGATTCAAACGCAACCTTTGAAGTTGGGGGAGTTTTGGAATATACCGCAATCCCAGTAACTTATTCTGGAAATATAACTAAAATAGAAAATTTATCAAATGGTAATGTTAGAGTCAGTATTGCTGATTATAATTTTGAAATAGTTTTTCCTACTGGTGGAACCGTTTTAGATGATAATGGCAATGTTATTGGTGATGTCGTTTCTGTAACTCGCAAGGAAGGTATTATTTCAAAAGAATCTGGAGACAGTGATGAATTTTGTATTGAAATTGAAGATTATGAGAATGAACCTTTTGTTTTAGGTGAAACGGTGATGAGAACTCAAGGGACTGGTGAAGTCTCAAAGATTTCCACTGAAGTTGCAAAAATAGAATTAATACAAGATCAACTTTTTAAAGTAAAACAAATAGATATCCAAAACAACGACTTGATAACAACCAATAATTCAGAAGTGAAAATTTCTTCAGGTTCTCTCAAGAAGGTTTTGGTGGGCGTCTAAATAGTAATTGAAGGAATATAGAAAATGTCTACAATCTTAACAACTAAATTTAGAATACATAATGCGGAATCTTTTAAAGAAGGTTTTAATGAAGGTCCGAAATTTGATGGGGACGATTCAAGTGGAAACCCTCAAACTTCAATCATTTCTACTAATGTCTACACGGCAATAGGGAAAATAACTCCTTGGAGTCCGAACGATGAGAATTTAGGAGGGTTATCAGCATCTTCTGATACAAATATTCCAGATCCTATTGATAGTATGCAGTCAGATTTTGAAGTTTGGAGGAATATGATTTCTCTGAAAAAAATACAACCATCTGATGTTTCCCACTCAATACCAAGAGTTAATTGGGCAGAAGGTAAAGTTTATTCAATGTACAAAGATGATAGTACAGTTTTATTCAATGACTATACTAATCAACCTTTTTATGCAATGACTGATGAATTCAAAGTTTATAAATGTCTGTTCAATAATAATGGACAGGTTACAACTCTTGCAGGAAAACCTACTCAAACAATAACAACTCCATTTGAAACTTCAGATGGGTATGTTTGGAAATATATGTACACGGTTTCTTCCGCAGATGCTTTTAAGTTTATGACTGAAAATTATATTCCAGTTAAAAAGATTTTATCAAACCCTGGGTCTGGTTGCTCAGCAGAAACAAGTCAATGGGACGTTCAATCTTCAGCAATTGACGGAGCAATAGAATATGTTTACAGACATTATTCAGAAACAGGAACAGGGACTGCGGGAGCAGGAGCAGGATACGTTCATCTTGTTGGAGCTCTTGATGGAACAGGTTCCGCAATTGCCAATAATAACGAATTTATATTAAATTCCGGTATTGCTACTGATGATTACTATAATGGAGCAACTATATATTTCCCAACTCCAGGGCAGGGACTTCCTCCAGTATCGTTTTTAATATCAGATTATGATGGAACTTCAAAAAAAGTTACTGTAGATTTACCATCTGGAGTTACTGATGTTTCAACTTTAGTTACAGATAATGCTGCATCTATAGAAATTCTTCCAACCGTTAAAGTTGATGGTGATGGTACAGGTTTTGAAGCAGTTGCTGTAATGAACACCACAAATCAAATAGAAAAGGTCAAGATTTTGAATTCAGGCACAGGATATACAAAAGCTACTATATCCTTTGGGAGTCCATCTCTTGCTCTTCCAACGACTGATGCAATTTTCTCTGCAGTAATTTCTCCGAGAGGTGGACATGGATCTGATGCAGTTAGAGAGTTGGGTGGATACTTTATAATGTTAAACACTAAATTTAACTACAATGAGTCTGGTTTTGGTGGTAAGAAACTTCCAACTGCTAACGATTTCAGACAAATTAGTCTAATCAGAGAACCTTCAGTGTATGACAATAGTCAGTTGGCAACAGATAATATATACAATCAAACTAAAACTTTGGTATTGACATTAGAAACTAGCACTAATTTCATTGCTGACGATGTTATTATACAAGAGAAATCTGGAGTACAGATAGCAAGTGCTGTTGTTGTAGATGTTGAGACAGTGGGAAATTTTAAACATGTCAGAATAACAAATATTGATGGAACTTTTGAGACTTTTACTTCAAGTAATGGAACTTTGAGTGCACCTAATGGTTCTGGTGCAACCACAGACTTATTAAATTCAATTCTTAATGAAGATTTGAAACCTTACTCTGGGGACGTTTTATTTGTAGAACAGAGAAGACCTATTGAAAGGGATAATTCACAAATTGAAGATATAAAAATAGTACTTGAATTCTAGTATAAATAGTATTATAATATATGCAAGGACTTTTATATGACTAGAAAATCGCTTACAGAATTTAATACTTCACCATATTACGATGACTTCAATGATGATAAAAACTTTTTAAAAGTTTTATTCAAACCTGGAGTTGCGGTACAAGCTAGAGAATTAAATCAACTTCAATCAATACTATCAGATCAGATAGCAAAGTTTGGAGATCATATTTTCAAAGATGGTTCTCCTGTATTGAAGGGAACCTTTAACATAGATGTTAACGTTAAATATATCAAACTTCATCAATTTGAATTATCTGGTGACGGAAACTATGCAACTGTTAGCGATTATATAAGTCAACTTGAAGGTAGAATTTTACTGTCATCGAACGGTTCAAAATTTTTAGTCAGAAAGTCCGAACCTAAAAACACAACGGAACCTGATACTATAATAGGGACTTATATTTCTGGAGGGGTAGAAGTAGGGGAAGATGAAGTTTTAACCACAGAAGCAGTCCCAGGACTTCAAGACTACCAAGTAACAACAGCATATCCAACAGGAACAGTTAGCACCGATAATTATGTTGCCCCTGTAACTGGACCATCTTCAATAGCTTCTGTAGATGAGGGAGTATTTTATATTTCCGGATTTTTTACAAAGTCTTTAAGTCAGACAATCACATTAAGTAAGTACAGTAACACTCCTTCATTTAGAGTTGGACTGGAAGTTGATGAAAGTTTAATAACTTCTGGCGATGATATATCTCTATATGACAATGCTCAAGGTTCACCGAACTTTTCAGCGCCAGGTGGGGATAGATTCAAAACAACTCTGACCTTAACCAAAAAGGAACTTTCAGATTCTGATGGAAATTTAATAGACAATAATTCTTCATACGAATTCTATGAATTTGTTAGAGTTCGTAATGGGGATAAAGTTGATCAAATAAAAAATTCCCAGTATGCTTATTTGGGAGAAGAACTTGCAAGAAGAACTTATGAAACTAATGGAGATTTCGTTGTAAGAAATTTCATATTGGATGTTGATGAGTATAGTTCAGATGAAGTTGCCGCCGGAAATGCTTTAACACCTCCCATAGATTTCACTGAAAAATTGAAATTGACTTTAGACCCAGGAAAGGCATACGTTAAGGGGCACGAAATTGAAACCATCGCTCCAACAGAAATTATTTTGGATAAAGGTAGAGAATTCACAGAATCTTTCTCTGAAAATGTCAACTCCTTTTTAGGGAATTATGTCTGCGTTGAATTATCCCCTGAACATTTTGATCAATCTTTATTCACCGATAATATTAAACTTGACATTTTCAGCATAGACCCTGAAGATCCTTCAAATCCAAATCCTATAGGTTCTTGTAGGTTTAG